GAATGGCTACAACAGCAACAACGACTTTCAATAACTTAACTATAACCGCACCTTCTAGCGCAGGGTTAATTCAATTTGTCCCATCCGGTAATTTTATAATCAACGGCACTCTTACCTGCGCCGGGGCAACCGCAGTTCGCCGTATCTTCCTGCGCTCCGACACCCTCGGCACTGCCCGCACGCTGACCGTAGCCACTCTCAGCGCAACTGACTGCGACTTCCGCGACATCACGATTGCCGGTGCTGCTGCCGGATCATCGCCTACCCGTGCAGGAGACTGCGGCGGGAACACGGGCATCACTTTCCCTGCGCCTAAGACGGTCTACTGGAACCTCGCAGGCGCTCAGAACTGGAGTGCTACGGCATGGGCGCCGGGTACAGGTGGAACTCCCGACATCAACAACTTCCCGTTAGCGCAAGACACGGCAGTATTTGACAATGCCGGGGCAATTACTCAGATTACAGTTAATGCCGCTTGGAACATTGGCAGTGTTGATATGTCAGGACGCACTACTGCGATGACATGGAACGGATCAACATCCACCTATTACCACGGAGATTGGAAATTTGGAACTGGTGTAACACACGCAAATAACGCACAAGGACAATTCTTTTCAAGCCGTAGTACGCTGACAATTACAAGCAACGGAGTGACATTTAATACTCCTGTTCTTATAGACGCTTTTTCCGGCACAGTTCAACTCGCCGATGCGCTAACACTTGGTTCCACAAGAACCCTGACCCTTACTAGCGGCACGTTTGATGCGGTGACGTACAACGTGACGACGGGGTTGTTTAACTGCACAACAGGTACAAACACAACGTTAAAGATGGGTTCTGGAACCTGGACGTTGTCTGGTACTGGCAACATTTGGATGTCAACAGCATCACCGGGGGCTTTCTATAAGGGCACCGCGAATATTGTTTTGTCGGATACAAGCACAACTTCTCGAACATTTAATGGTTCTGCGCTTTCATACAATAAGTTGACCATCGGTGGCACAACCGGAACATCCACGCTGACCATCTCTAGCAGCAACCAATTCACCGAACTTGCTTCCACCAAGACCGTCGCACACACGATTGACTTTGGCTCTACGGCGCAGACCTTTGGCAAGTGGACGGTGACCGGAACAGCAGGCAACGTTGTCACGCTGACCGGAACAACCACAGGCCATGTTCTGGCGGGCGCGGCTACGTCGGGTATCGACTACCTTGCGATGGGGTCGATTGGTTTTGCCAATATAAGCCCTGGCGAGTTCTACGCCGGAGCCAACTCCACCGGCACCGCAAGCGCACCTGTGTTCAGGACTGCTGCCCCAACCCCTCGCACGCTCTACTGGGTTGGCGGCACGGGCAACTGGTCAGACACGGCTCGGTGGTCTACGTCTTCAGGTGGCGGTGGTGGTGCGGCTGTCCCGACCAGTTTGGACAACGTGATCTTCAACTCCGCGTCCAACGCCACGGCGTATACCGCTACGGTCAACGCCACAAGCCGGTGTAATCAACTGACGATCGCAGGTCCGGCATCGGGTAACGTGACGCTTGCGGGGTCATCTACGCTGATCTGCCACGGCAACATCACGCTGCCTGCTACGGGATTGACTCGGACGTTTACTGGGCCTTTGGTTCTTTCAGGGTCGGTTACCGGCGACACCTTGACGACCAACGGGGTTACGCTTGCGTCTGCTATTGAAGTTAATGGTGTTGGCTGCGAGTGGACGCTTGGGAGCGCATTAAATAATGGCGGATCAAACGTTACCGTTACAAATGGTTCATTTAAGTTGTCGAGTTATAACTTAACTGTTTTGTCCTTTAGTTCAAATAATTCAAACATAAGAACGATTGATCTTGGATCATCCACAATTACAACTTCCGGTGATTTTAGAATTGGAACAACTGAAAGCAGTCGTAGCAGTTTGACGCTTATTGCGGGAACATCACAGTTAAGTTCTGGAAGCCAACTTGATGGAAATAATCAAACTTTTTACAATGTATCTTTTGCCACCGCTGCCGGAACTGTAATAACTTTAAACGGGGCCAACACTTTTAATAACTTGTCGTTTTTAGCACCAACAGTTTCCGGTGTAAAAACTCTTTCTCTTTCTGCAAATCAAACCATCAATGGCACTTTGACGCTTTCTGCAAGCACAGACGCAACCATGCGTTCGTTTGTCCGGTCAGACACCATTGGCACAACACGAACGCTGACTTGCGCTGCTGTCTCTGCTACAGATGCCGACTTCCGCGACATCACCATTGCAGGTGCAGCGGCTCCGGTATCGGGTACTCGGTTGGGTGACTGCAAGGGCAACAGCGGGATTACGTTCCCTGCTGCCAAGACTGTTTACTGGAACCTTGCCGGTAGCAACAACTGGTCGGCTACGGCATGGGCTACGAGTTTGGGCGGCACTCCCGCAGCCAACAACTTCCCACTGGCGCAAGACACGGCAGTGTTTGGGTCTGCAAGTCCCGGAACCGGAACGACGACAACAATCAACGCCGCCTACAACATCGGCACGATTGATATGTCGGCGCGGACAGCCAACACGATGACTTTGGCGACGGGTTTGACAACACCGTTGATCTACGGCAACTGGATCAACGGCACCGGCACAACATTGACGGGCACGGGCACACTGTTTTTTGCAGGTCGCGGCAGTCAGACGATCACAAGTGCGGGGAAAACTTGGACGCAGGCGTTTAACATAAGTACCCCCGGCGGTTCAGTTACATTGCAAGACGCGCTAACCACATCAAGTGTGGCAGGGCCGGTTTTGCTAGTCAATTTAGGCACGTTCGACGCTAATGTTTACAACGTGACAATGACGTCTACAAACACTGGTTTTAATAGTAGTGGATCGGGTATCAGAACGGTTGCGGTTGGCTCAGGTTCTTGGAGTATTGCGTCGTCAGGAACGGCATGGAACTGTTCGACATCAACCAATCTAACCGTCACAGGCACCGGCACGATTAGTTTGACCAGTGCTTCTACAAAAACTTTTTCCGGTGGTGGATTGGCCTACACCAACATTACGCTTAATAACGGCGGCGCAGGAGCATTAGCCATCAGCGGCGACAACACGCTCAAAGACATCACCAACACCTACAAGAGCACGGGTGCTGCCACCATCAGTATTGGCGTCACGACTCAGCGGGTAAGCCAATGGACAGGTGCAGGTGAAGCAGGACGGTTGCTGACGGTTCAAGGTTCATCGGCATCTTCACCGGGAACGCTGATCCTGACCAGTGCGGTAAAGCCAAACGTGGACTACCTGACGATCACGGGCGTGCGTGCATATGCCCTGACCGATACTTGGTATGCGGGGGCTAATTCTACCAATAATGGCTCGCTAGGATGGCTTTTCCAGGCTGCTCCGACGCCTGTGGTGACAAATACTGGAACTTTTTTCTTCTTTTTTAGGTAAAAATACTTTACAAAATGCAAATTTTGTGGTATAATATGAGGGTAAAACGGACTCCAGAAAGGAACAATCCATGAACCCTGAATTACAAAAGTATTACGAAGACCAGTTTTCGCTCTTCATCCAACCTGGGTGGACTGACTTGATAGAGGATTTACAGCGCATTAAAGACAGCATCAACGACTTATCTCTGGTAACGGACACACAAGACCTTTATTTCCGGAAAGGCCAGTTGGATATTCTTGATCTGCTCTTGCGCCGTAAGCATTCCTGCGAGGAAGTTTACAAACAACTGGAGGAAGAAGATGAAACGAATGTTTGAATTCGTATGTGAAGACGGACATACGTTTGAGAAACTGGTTGACGATGATATTCGTAGTGTGAAGTGCATCCATTGTGACACTACTGCTACTCGCGTTGTTTCTGCCCCTCGCGTGAACCTAGAAGGCATTACCGGGGATTTCCCTGGTGCTTACAGCCGATGGGAGCGTGTGAGGGCGGAAAAACAACAACAAGAACGCAAAAAGGCCGCCTCTAACGGCGAATAACCTGATTGCATTAGATTATCCTAGAACCCGTATGGGCAGGAAAGGTTAGGTATGGCTCTTATTGAAAATGAAGAACTGTCTCAGAAAAGTGAATTAGACGCAGTTGAAGAACAACAGCAGGCTCAAGCAGCCGCTGCACCAGAAGCTCCCAAGATTCCCGATAAATACAAGGGCAAGAGTCTTGAGGATATTGTGAGTATGCACCAAGAGGCTGAAAAGCTAATTGGTCGTCAGGCACAGGAAGTTGGTGAAGTTCGACGACTGGCTGATGAGCTACTGAAGCAACAACTCTCTCAGAAGAAAGAGAAACCACCAGAAGTAGAAAACGAATTAGACTTTTTTGAAGACCCCAAGACAGCGGTTCAAAACGCTGTAGCAAATCATCCTGATGTCTTAGCTGCAAAGCAGGCTACCATGCAAATGCGTCAACTACAGACGCAAGCTGCTTTAGCCAAAAAACATCCTGACTTTGCTAATGTGGTTCAAGACCCTGAGTTTGCAGCGTGGGTGAAAGCCTCTCCGATGCGCGTTAACATGTATGCACTGGCAGATGCCCAGTACGACTTTAATGCTGCTGACGAGTTGATTTCTACCTTCAAGGCAATCAAGGGCGCTCGAACCAGTGAAACAGTTACTGCTGCAAAAGAAGTACGGCAAACCGAAATGAAAGCCGCTGCTGTCGATGTTGGTGGAACTGGGGAGTCTTCTAAGAAAGTTTATCGCCGTGCCGACCTTATCCGGCTACGCATGACAGACCCTGCGCGATATGAAGCCTTACAACCTGAAATCATGGCTGCATACGCTGAAGGCAGGGTAAAATAATCAACTTTGTTTTAGGAGAATACAATGCCTTTAGGTACTAATAACGTTACCGTTACCACCGCTGCTACCTTCATTCCGGAGGTATGGAGCGATGAAATCGTTGCTGCTTACAAGAAGAACCTTGTTGCAGCCAACCTCATCAAGAAGATGAGCTTCAAGGGCAAGAAGGGTGACACCGTTCACATTCCCGCCCCCACCCGTGGTGATGCCTCTGCTAAGGCTGCTGGCAGCCAAGTGACCCTGATCGCTGCTACCGAGAGCGAGAAGACCGTTGCTATCGACCAACACTGGGAATACTCGCGTCTGATCGAAGACATCGTGGAAGCCCAGGCTCTGTCGTCGCTGCGTCAGTTCTACACGGACGACGCTGGCTACGCTCTGGCTCGTAAGGTTGACAGCAGCCTGATCCAACTTGGCCGCAAGGTTCAAGGCGGTGGCGGCACGGCTGCTTACAGCGGTGCTTTCTCTGGTGCTGATGGCACGACGGCTTATGTTGCTGCCACGAACACGGGTTCTGGCGCTCTGACCGACGCCGCTATCCGTCGCTCGATTCAGCGTCTGGATGACCAGGATGTGCCGATGGACGGTCGTTTCCTGATCGTTCCCCCGTCTACCCGTAACACCCTGATGGGTATCAACCGCTTCACGGAGCAGGCTTTCGTGGGTGAGGCTGGCAATGCCAACACCATCCGTAATGGCGAAATCGGCAACGTGTACGGCATCCCCGTGTTTGTGTCCACCAACGCTGATACGACCTCTGGCACGACTGCCACCCGTATCTGCCTGATGGCTCACAAGGACTTCTCGGTGCTGGTTGAGCAGATGGGTGTTCGTACCCAGACCCAGTACAAGCAAGAGTACCTCGGTACGCTGTTCACGGCTGACGTTCTGTTCGGCTGCGACGAACTGCGCGACGGCGCTGCTGTTGCTCTGGCTGTTCCGGCCTAAGTAAACAACTAGGGAGGACTCCTACGGGGGTCTTCCCTTTTTGTCATTGGAGAATTGAATGAAATTTATGTGCAAATACTCAGGTTCTGTCTACTCGTTTGAGATGGAACACGACATCAAGGCAATGCTGACTCACCCCGACTACATGAAGGTCGAAGAGGAAGAAGTCAAAGAAGAAGAGCCTGCAGTCAAGCGTGGTCGTCCTGCTAAGAAAGACGAAGAATGAGACAAGTATCCGTAGGTAACAACCTAACAGCCGCAACAAAGACCACTGTTTACACTGTTCCTACGGGTTATTATGCTCTGTGGAACTTGTGTTATATAGTCAACCACACGGGCAACAATAAAACCATTGATGTGTACTGGTACGATAAGAGTACCACTACCGAGATTAAAGTATTAGATGGATATTTATTAAGCCCTACAAATTTCTTGAAGTTTGATGGTGGCGCATACATCGTACTAGAAGAAGGCGATGAAATTAGAGTAGAGTCTGAATCAGCTTCTAGCATGAGTACGATCAATACCTTTGAAGTCATAAGGAAAGCATAATGGCTACTGATTTAGGTCAAAACTTCTCAGGCTTGTTTGGTTCTGGTAGCGCACTTGCTAATCAGGCCCAACAAGTCTTAGCTGCTAGTGGAAAAGCTAACGATCCTCGCTTTGCTGACTCAATCGTAGGTAGCTTTACTCAGAACGGTGTAACTTATAATGTACTTGGTGATGGTTCAATCCAAGGCTTGATTGAGACGCCTACTGGTGCATACTTGGCTGGTGCGTTTACGCCAGAAGGACAACAAGCTACTGAACAACTAAGTACACGCTTTGAAGAAACCGATCTAGACCGTGCATTAGGTGTTTTAGCCAATGCTGCCATTGCTGCTGGTACTGGTTTTGCCCTTGGCCCCGCTGGTGTAGGTGCTTTAGGTATTCCTGGCGCTGCCGCTGCTGGCGCAGGTCTTACAAACCTTGTTAACACAGCCGATCTTGAGTCTGCATTAAAAGCTGCTGCTTTAGGTGGTGCAACTGCTTTCGGTATTGAGCAGCTATTCCCTACAGATGCCTTAAAAGCCGCAAGAACTGCCACAGACTTGGCAACTAGCGGAAATTCAATTGACAGCATTACACAGACTTTGGTTAACCAGGGAGTAAGTCCTGCAACTGCTAGGACGATTGCTGCTGAAGCACTTGCCGGTTCTTCCACATCACAGATTGCCTCTGATTTTGCTGGTCTAACCCTGAATGCTGCGTCTACTGCCGCCCCTGCAGCAACTAGCGTATCTCCTGATTTAGTAAATGTTTTAGGAACTAAATTTAATCCCGCAACCGGGCTTTTCTCAGCTGGGGCAGGATCGTTGTTAGGTGCCGGGATTGGAAGTGCTTTAGGAGTTGCTCCTTCAATTGAACCTGCTGCTTTGCCTCAGGTGCAGGTGGAAGGTCAAACACTTAAACCAGAAACCTCTGTTATAACAGCCCCAGAAGCAGTGGCTGCTGCCCTTCCTGCTGTTTTGGGTGGAACTGCCCAACAGGTCGATGTTACTGGCAAAAACATTCCAAAAACAGAGCCTGTTGCTCCTGCGGCTGCAGCGATTGGAGCACTTGTTCCAGGAATCCAAGCTGCTGTCCCTTCAGCAACTGAACAAGTATCGGTAACAGGAACAAAGACAACTGCTCCTGACATTACAATCCCTGCACTGTCTGCCGCATTGCCGGCCATCCCTGCGGCTGTTAAAGCAACATTGCCGGAACCGATCAAACCAAAAGAAGATAGCTTATTCAAGCCTTCTGATGTCCTTAAGCTGCTGACACTGCTTGGTGGCACTGCTGCTGCAGGAAGCATGGGTGCTGGGACGATCCCAACCGGAAGTATTCCTCCGTCAGACACTATGATTGGTAGCACTACTCCGCAGTTTGGCCCAGACTATTATGCTGCGGTGCAGCGATACTACAATGCCTATATGCCTGAGACTCCACGAAATGTCGCAGGCCCGTTACAACAATGGTACGAAAACAAATACGGAGCTTAAATGGCAACGATCATCACAAAGAATAGTAGCACAGCATCTTCTGTACCGGCTGCAGGCTCATTGCAGCAGGGTGAGTTAGCTGTTAACGTAACTGATAAAAAGTTATTCACCAAAGATAGTTCTGGTACTGTTGTTGGTGTTGGTCAAGAGCCTTTGATTAGCGGCACCAACATCAAGACTGTAAATGGACAAAGTGTATTAGGAAGCGGCAATCTTTCTGTTGGAACTGGAGATGTTACGCTTGCTGGGACACAAACCCTTACCAATAAAACAATTGCATTTGGTAGCAATACAGTTTCTGGAACAAAGGCGCAATTCAATACTGCCGTTACTGATGATGATTTTGCTTATTTAAATACTGCACAATCTTTCAGTGCTCTACAAACATTTAGTGGCTCTTCCAGCACTGCTGCAGTGGCTTTAACAAATGCTAAAGAAGTGTGCACCATTTCTGCAACTGCTGCTACAGGAACCATTAATTATGATGTAACCACTCAAAGTGTGCTTTATTATACTAGCAATGCTTCTGCAAACTGGACTGTAAATTTTCGTGGTTCTAGCGGAACAAGTTTAAACAGTTTGATGAATACGGGAGAGACTATTACTATTGCTTTCCTGGTTACTCAAGGGTCTACTGCTTACTACAACAACGTAATTCAAATCGACGGGTCTGCTGTAACTCCCAAATATCAGGGTGGAACTGCATGGTCTTCTGGCAATACCTCTAGTATTGATGCGTATGTTTATACAATTGTAAAAACAGGATCAGCAGCATTTACAGTATTTGCTTCTCAAACTCAATTTAAGTAAAAATCATGGCACCTGTACCAATCACATTTGGCGCGGCATCTTCTCGTGGATTAGGTTTTGCAAGAAAAACAGGCCCCGTCACGGGACAAACCGCTTATACAAGTGCGGGAACCTACACATGGGTATGTCCTGCTGGAGTAACATCTGTATCAGTTGTTTGTGTCGGTGGAGGTGCTTTTGGAGGGGGCGCCCTCGCATACTCGAACAATATCTCTGTTACGCCTGGAAATAGCTATAATGTAGTAGTTGGAGCTGGAAGTACTTCAAACGCTGATTCAAGTTACTTTAATAACCAAAGCATAGTATCTGCTGGGGGAGCTACAGGAACAAGCGGCGGCGCTGTTGGCGCCGGAACTGGAAGCTCGGGCGGTGGTGGATATGGTGGAGGAGCTGGAGGATATTCTGGAACTGGGGGGAATAATGCATCCGCTGGATCAGGGGGCGGAGGTGGCGGCGGAGGAAACGCCGGCTATGGAGAAGCTACTGGCACAATATATATAGGCACTTTTGCTTCTGGTGGCGGAGGAGGCGGTGGAGGTGTGGGTCTTTTAGGACAAGGAACTAGTGGTAACGCAGGAACTAATGGGTCGTCTTCTAATGGTTCTCAGGACGCAACAGGCGATGGGGGTGGAGGCGGCGGAGGAGGTTCTGGAGGAAGCGGAGGAGGAAGTGGAGGAAATTCATCTGTTGGAAACTTTTATTATACTGCAGGCGCAGCAGGAACTGGCGGATTATATGGCGGAGGCGGTAGCTATGGCGGGAGTGCAGAACTGTGGATGTATGACTCTTTTGTAGACGGAGCAACAGTGCCTGCGGGAGTAGGAGCAAACGGAGCGGTTCGCATAATTTGGCCGGGAAATACTCGTTCTTTCCCATCAACAAACACAGGAAATTTATAGTATGACCTTTCTTATTAAGTTAGACGAGGATAATAACCCAGTTGGACATCCTGTAGACGATGGAAATTTCCGTGCTCTTTTTCCTTTAACGCAGTTTCCTTTAATTTTAACTCCTGCTTCTGTTGAAAATTCTGGCTTTGCTTTGTATGAGTTTTCTCAAATCCCAAAAGTAGAAAACAGGTATGAAAAAGCAGTTGAAGGTTTGCCTAAAAAAGCAGAAGATGGAAGGTACCTTCAAACTTGGGAAATTGTTCCCATGAATGAAGAAGAAAAGAGTAAAGAAAATCTGAGGAAGTGTGCTGAAGTTCGGCATCAAAGAAATATTAAACTTCAGAGAACGGACTGGACTCAATTAAACGATACCAATGTCGATAAGACAGCATGGAAAGAATATAGAAAAGCTCTGAGGGATGTGCCATCCCAAGCAGGATTTCCTTGGAATGTTCAGTGGCCTGAGCAACCATAAGGAGGTGCTGTGATTGATCCAGTAACAGCCTTCGGAGTAGCTGTAACAGCATTCAATACCGTACAGAAGCTGGTGAAGGCTGGTAAAGAAATAGAAAGTGTAGCAGGACAGCTAGGTAAATGGTACTCGGCTGTCCAATCCTTCAACGAAAGTGCTGCCAAAAAAGAAAAAGACCTCAAGAAAGGCAAGTTTCTTGGTAAAGGATCAATTGAGCAGGAAGCATTAGACATCGTAATGCACCGTGAGCGATTGAAGAAGATGGAGTATGAACTCTATATTCTTATCGCAGGTGTGTATGGACAGGACGCTTACAAGTCCATGATGTCTGAACGAATTAAGATTAAAAGACAACGAGAGCAAGCAGCCAAGATTGCAAAACGTCGGAAACAAGAGATGATTACCAATGGTTTGTATCTGACTGGTATTGCTTTCCTTCTTGTGCTCTGTTACCACATGTACGAATACTTAGCGAGGAACATATGATGAAGAAGCCTAACAAAGTTGAGAAAGTTATGCGAGAGTACAAGGAAGGTACTTTACATAGTGGCAAGAAAGGCCCAGTTGTCAAAAGCCGTAAGCAGGCTGTAGCGATTGCCTTGTCAGAGGCTGGAATGTCAAAGAAGAAGGCCAAGAAGTAAAATGGATGCTGGCTTCAATGAGGATTTGAAACGTATCGAAGGCAAAGTAGACAAATTAACCGATGCTGTGACTCGTCTGATCCTCGTTGAAGAGCGTCAGACTGCTCAAGGTGTTCGTATTGACGACCTTGAAGACAAGACAGAAGAACTTGATAAGAGCATTACCAGAGTAGATCGTAAGGTTGAACGGTGGGTGAACATGGGCATGGGTGCTTGGGCTGTTGTAGCTACATTATTTATGATCTTCCAATTTGTCGTAAAAGCACAACACTAGTGAAGACACCTATTGACAGGTCTAAGGCAATCGTCTATAATGATTACTTATAAAGACACCAAGGAAAACTAATGGCAACAACTTATTTACAACTTGTTAACAATGTTCTTATAAGACTTAGGGAATCAGAAGTTTCATCTATTAATGATACTCCTTACAGTTCTTTGATTGGTGTCTTAGTCAATGACGCAAAGCGTGAAATTGAAGATGCCTACTCATGGAATGCTTTAAGTCAAACCATTGTCGTACCTACCGTATCCGGACAACAGTCTTACACTTTGACTGGTTCTGGTCAACGGTTCAAGGTTGACATGGTGATGAACGAAACTGAAGATGTCCCAATGTATCAGGTGTCCCCTGATTGGTTGGACACTCAGTACTATCTGGCAGATGTTCAGAATGCTGCTCCGATCTACTACTGCTTTGACGGTGTAAGCAACGATGACAATGTTGTCCGTGTCTGGCCTCAGCCTGATGCGGTCTACTCATTACGCTTCAATCTGAACATTCCACAACAAGACCTGTCTACTAACAGTGACTTGGTTAAAGTTCCTCCTCACTTAGTTCAGATGTTAGCATACGCTAACGCTGTGGCTGAGCGAGGAGAAGACGGTGGTCAGTCTTTCAGTGAATTGTATCAGAAATATCGTCTTGCCTTAGCAGACGCTATTGCTCTTGAGGCTAACCGCTACGATGAGCAAGTAACCTGGACGAGCGTATAATGGTCGCAAAGCTGTTAACCACTTCTATCGCTGCTCCGGGTTTCTACGGGCTTAACACGCAGGACTCGGTGGTTTCACTTGAATCTGGCTTTGCTACTGTCGCTACAAACTGTGTGATTGACAAGTTTGGTCGTATTGGTGCTCGTAAGGGTTGGACTGCTACGCACACGACTAACGCTGATCTTGGATCGAACCCTGTCAAGGCTCTCGGTGAACTGATTGCCTCTAACGGAACTTCCTACACGATTGCTGCAGGTAACAACAAGCTGTTCAGGCTTAACGGCGGAACACTGACGACATTGACCTACGGTGGTGGCGGTACTGCTCCTACGATCACGGGCAATGACTGGCAGATGGCTGCTCTGAACGGCATTCTGTATCTTTATCAGTCTGGACACGATCCTCTGATCTTTGACCCTGCTGTGTCTACCACGACATACCGCAGGGTGTCTGAGAAGACCGGATATGTCGGTACCGTCACTCAAAA